CAGTATCTAAGCCTAACGCTTGCTGCCATGCCTTTACACCAATAGCTAAAACATCAACTTTATCATCGTGTTTAAGTGCATCTTTCATATCACATAGGTTTGTCATCTGATACAATAAAGAGTACACATATAAATCATTTCTAAGATATAAATTGTACTCCCTATTAATCACTTCGGTATCTATAACCAGCCTATGTTGTGACAATACTGGCTCTAGTGTATCTATAATTCGCTTCTCTTTCTGGGTAAACTGTTTAACCTCTTCTACAACACACTGATGAAATCTTAGCAGTATTGGCTGAAATAGCTTTGTAAACATACCATCCCCAAAATTAGCTTCAATATATATTCTAGTAACATTATATTCCTTAGCTTTCTGTGCTAGTATAGTTAGTGTGTTATCATCATAGCCACCTTCTAGACCACCCAGGTCAAGAATGTAAAGGTTTCCGTTAAGCTGCCCTATAACAACATACGCTGTCTGGTCTACACCCTTTCCTGCAGGGTCTATAGCCATATAAATGCCATCATATTTAAGCCATTCTTCATCTACTCTAGAAGGCATATATAAACCATCATCTCCTGCAATACCTAAATTAGTGTATGCGCTTAGCTTATGCTCATCTTTTAGTGAATGTTTTATACTTACTGGAGCCTTAATTTTGTCTGTATCCATTACTATAAAATTCTTCAGCTGCAATGGATATTTTCTCTCATCTGTTTCAAAAGTATCCAACATGTATTGCATTAAAAAGTTAGCACGCCCACCAGTGTATTCACGCATTGTCAATTCCTCTTCAGTGTACCTGTCTGTCGGTTGTCCTTCTAACTCGGGATTTTCCATCAACTCCTGAAGTATAAATGGAGATAATTTTCCGTGATAGTGGTGTAAATCTTCTATTTTAGGGTACCTTGCTGGTACTATAAAGGCATCATAACCCCTAGAAAGCAATTTGTTTGGTCCATATATACTATCCATACTATGTGGTGTTCCAAGGTATGTTATGTATCCTTCTGGCATAACTATGTTTTCTATTTCAGATAGTGTTGTATATAGCTTATTTCTCATTGTTTCGGTTTCAACTGTGTTAATAGTTTCTACGTCATCTAAGACTATTTCAGAAGCTCTAGCACCTGTTATCTGTGAAAAGATACCACTAGCTTTCACACTGGGCGCATGGGAAGGCAAAGCACCGTTTATGTCAAAGCTAGTTGAAGACCATCTCATATACGCTGGAGGGACCATAAAGCGTAGCTCTGGTATAGTTATAATCAACTTTTGGGTAAAGTTAGTAAAATTCTGTGCCCTATCTCTGGAAGCACTAAGCACTAGAATCTTTTCATTAGGATTCTTAAATAGCTTCCATAAAACATATGCTGAAGTTATCCAAGACTTTCCAAAACCTCTATAAGCTTCTATTATCCTACGTTTGCTCTCAGAGTGTTGAAGGTAATCTGCTACTTCATACTGTCTTTTGGTTGGTGCTGGAAGGTTTAAGTAATGCCATATTAGGTATAGAAAGTTTCTGAAGTCTTTTCGTAGCGCTGTATAATAGTCTGTTTTATTCATAGGCATCACTCATCCTCTATAAAAGGTAATTCAATATATTCTAAACCATCTTCAGATGTTTTATCATTTATTATAGTCCCTGTTTCTTTTAAAAGCCTTATTATGTTTGTAATATCAGTAGCAATCAATTCCTTATTTTGCACCTTTTCCAATAAATATTCCACAGTGGCATAATATAAGTCATCTAAATTCTTTTTTAGTTTTTCATCTTTAGATAACCTAGGCATTACTACCACGCTCCCTGTGCTTCAGTGTATCTAGCTCCACTTCAACCCTTATTAGACGTTGTGTTATTTCGTCTAGCGCCTTGTCTTGTTTATCCAAAAGATTTGATAGTTTTTCTACGGTTTTATCAAGCTTCTCAATACTATTTGTTAGCATTTTGTTTCGCTGCTCAAAGAATATAATAATACCAACAAACATAACAGGTACCAACCATAGAAAAACATTTGGAGGTATTGCCATTATTAAATCTGCCATATTATTTTCCCTCCTCTTTTATCCAGGGTGGCTTTATTACTGGTTGCTGTTTACGTTCAAATTTTTGAAGTATTTCCTGCTGATAAGTCCCCTGGCTAGCAAGTACACTTCTAGCAAAATTACGTGCTTCTTCATGAAATTGCTTAACAGCACTATCTAAGACTTGAATTTTAGTTTTATCAGGTAGTTTCTCATATGATTTTTGAGAAATAATATTGTTTAATTTATCTTCCATATGTAAACCCACATCCAAATATCTTAACATCATATAATACAATTCAGGGTCTAAATTAATTCCATCAACTGTGTTATTCATTCTTGGTATCTTATATCCTAGTTTTGCCATTTCTTTTCTTATTGGAGATTCACTTTCTGTAGATACCCTAAGCCCCATTACGTAATCGTATTGTATGATTGGTTTCCCGTAACTATCTAACTGAGGCATATTTTTCATCACTTTTCCATTAACATCAACATAATATTCTTGAAATGTTTGCTGAAAATATTTATTAAGACCATAGAACGGTTTAAAAGACTGTGCAAAGTTTTTAATATAATTTTCGGGATTAACCCCTACTAAAGCATTGAAAAAATCCGCCAAACTTTCAAAATACGTTTTATTCATAAGGTTGTTAGCATTAATCCAAAGAAATTGTTGCACGTAATCAGTAAATTCTTCATACTTTTCAGGGTCTTGTGTTTCTTCTAAAGCTCTAGCAAGATTGGCTGCAGTAGTAAACACAAAAGCAGGGTATGGGTCTAATGTATTAATGTTCACCCATTTATCTTTTATTTTGATTGAATTTTCCTGAATACCAGCTTCAGACATCATTCTTTGCTCATATTCATCACGTGATGTTGGTGTTAATCTACCCTCTAAATACAACATAACTGCTCCTAACCATGTAAGTCCTGATGTTGCTAAAGCCCCTATTGCTCTTTGTTGGTCTAACTTATTGCTACTATTAAAAGCTTTCTGCCATAAACCGGGTCTAACACCCATAACTTCTGTACCCTTTTCAATGATAGCAGCAGGTGTATGGAAGAAAGGTTGAATAAGTTTTAAAAGTTTTATATCGTTTAAACCTTTTTCTATTGTTCTGTTTATATCAAACTCTAATTCACTTTTCCAAGTCATTTTTGTGGCTTTTTCTATCCCTATTGAATCCAAATACTTTATTAAATTATAATTTGTATCGCTGGCTAAAGCATTAGGATTAGTTTTCTCTTTAATAACATAATCAATAATTTCTGGTTTGAATTCCTGTTGAATTAATGCATTTTTTGTCCATTCTAAACCCTCTTCTAAAGACAGCCCTTTTTGTGTCTGAGCATAATATTGTACTTTATCAAATACATTTTTAACACCACGATATTCAACAGCTGCATTAGTTAAAGCTTTGGTATCTAATTCCATATCTGGATTCATTCTTGATAACTGTGATAATGTAAATCTCACTTCCCCTGTATATGCACCATAGGCAAATGGTCTATCTGTAAATTCTAGCATACCATAACTAAAAGTACGCATATGACCTAAAGTATAATCTGATACATCAGCTAAAAATCCTAAAAATGTGCTTTTCTCAGCAGCATCACCAAATAGTTTATGCATTGGTGCTTGTGTTTCTACTTGCTCTAGTTTAGCTTTAGTTCCTTCAATCTGTGTCATTTCTAGATATTTGTTGAACTCTTGAGGCTTAAACATCATTAGTCCTAAAACATCTAAGGAGCTAGGATTTTCTTTAGCATGCATAATGCCATACATATCTTTCACACCAACTACTGGTCGTGCTAATCCATTAGTCATTCCTTCTAATATTCCTAAAAGTTTGTTATTAACATCTTTAAAAGCTATAACATCACTACCTGAAATTTTTCCTGTAAATGCTGCCATATAATCAACCATAATATCATATAGTTGATTGGCAGTCTGTGATACCACATTACGTTTGTGAGTATTAAAATTAGTCAAAATATTCATGGCTTTATAATCAACAAGAAAGTCAATCAAACGTTTACTAAATGGTGACTTAATCAACGCTTGATTAACATCAGCAACGCTTTCTGCATTGGCAATTTTAGCTACCAAAACTTCAAAATCATCTGTTGATATGTTTGCTTTCTTTACTCCCTCATATAACCACTGTGCATCTTGTGACCTAAATAAATCAGCATCAGTAAGGTTACTGAAGTCTACTAACTTTCCATCAACTTCAGCTCCCATTAATGATAACGTCTGTGCTACTTTAGTAGATATATTTTTCACATCAGAAACTAATGAATGTTGGATTGTCAACAATTCTGTTAGCTTAATTTTGTCTGCTTCAGGAACTTCTATTCCTTGTGAAAGCTTATTATTTAAGTCTATTGCATACTTTTGGATAATTGTTCCTAAATTAACTACAGTATCTCTATATTTTAGTACTTCAGTTGGTGCAGTTTCTAAAGCTTTAGATAGTGCTTTAGCATTGTCTAAAACTATTCCTAATTCATCTACCAAAGCTTCAGGAGTCATAGTTTTTAACGGTTCAGCTTCAGCACCAACTATCTTTTTAGCTTCTTCAAATGTTATCTTTGGTTTTCCTTGTGCTTCTTCAATAGCTTCAGCCATGTCATAAACTTCTTTTATAACTTCAGGTTCAGTATTTAATCTTAGTGTATTTATTGGTCCTCCTTCTTCTGGAGTTACTAATGGTACACCTTCAGGAGTTTCAGGTAATTTTTCAGCTACTTTAGAAATAGCCTCAGCTTCTTTAGGTGTGACTTCAACTTTCTTAGAAATTATGGACTCAACCATTTCTGCTTTTAACTTATCAACATTTTTTGTTAAATCTTCTTTAAAATTATATTCGAAACTATCCACAATAGCTTTTGCATCCAAGTCATAAACTTTTGCTAGAGCATCAACATTATTTAATGCTACAAAAGGGTCCATTTCTCCTGCACTTAATTGTTGTTTTATTGTTTGTAACTCTTTAATATACACATCATCAACTGATAACTTAGGACCTCCAGTAAGTGCACCACTAAGTAAAACATCAACTACACCCATAGCAACAGCTTGAACACTGATAACTTCTTTTGCAAAGTCATCTATTTCTCCATGTATCGCTAATCCTGCTGTAGCCCCACCAACAACATCTGCAGCATATGCTAGTATTTCTTTAGTTACTGGACTAAGTGACGTCTTTCTTAAAATTATATTAGTAAGCTCACGCGAAAAATCGCCAGCGCCATATTCAGCAACACTTATTGCTGTGTAATACCAATCTATATCAGGGTTTAACATCTTACTAAAACCTGTTTTTACAGCGCCTGCTGCAGCACCTCTTATCCCTTCATAGACTAATGAAGGCATTGAACGCAAAGCTTTATTAACCCATGATATGCCACTAATACTTCTTGTTAAAGCATCAACAGCTGTATATCCTGTCATTGTCAATATTATATCTCTACTTAAACTACCAGCATAATAAGCAACCATTTGGGCTGTAGGGGAAAGTGTTGTATCTAAAGTCGGTGGTCTATAAAGGATTGAATCTGACATAATGGTTATAAAATCTGAAATCTGCCATAAAGTCTTTTCTAGCTGTGTTTGTTCTGGTTGCATCATAGGATATACAACACCCATTGCAGTACTTAGTTGCTTCTGCTCTTTCTTAGATAGTTGTTTATCTTCTTCAGTTTTTAAAACTGGTGCATTTATTTGTTCTTCTGGTTGGTTTTGTGCTAAAGTTATAGGCATATATTATTCACCTCCATACATTTTTTGCTCCAATAACTGTGTACGTTTGGTGGCTTTTCGTTTTTCCTGTTTCTTTACTCCAAGCGGTTTAACAGTACCAATTTTCAAACGCCATATTTCAGGTTCATATTGTTCATAATCTGGAGTACGTCTAGTGGGAACTTCCATTACTGTTGGTTCTTTCTGAGGTGGCTCTTCTACTGCAGAAAGTAATAAAAAATCTACAGCTTCTGAAGGTAATTTTGGTTGCTGTGATATTATAGTTTCTAAATCTTCTTTATATACTTCCTTTACAACATCTTTAAAAAGTATAGGTTTTGCTTTTAAATCTATGCTTAAAGATTTAGAAAATATGTCTTTACTAGTCGGCGTCTTTGGAGACTCTGGAATTGTTTCTTCTACTTTAGCAGCTTCCATACTTACTTCAGGTTGTTGAATTTTGCTTAAATTTTCATAAAATTCTTTAAGAGTATCTTTTGAAGATGTTAATTGTACATTAGTTGGTGCTTGAAAAGGATGATAAATTGTTTCGGCAGCTTCTGGTGTAATTGTTTCTGGTTCAACTGGTATTTCAGCTAATTTTAATTTTTCTAATTTTGCAATATATTCTTGAGTTTTTGTTTGTGTAACCTCAGCTTCTTTCGTAGTAATTAGTTCTTTTTCAGTAACATTAGGTCTTACTTTAGTATTATAATCATTCAGTGTTTCTAAATTATCTGCTGTGGTAATTTTGAACATATCAGAATATTTTGGCACTGTTTCATTAATATTTTTTATAACAGTAGCAACATCACCTTTGAGACTAGGGTCTGATAAAACAATATCTTTCTGAAATTTTTTTCCAACATCTGAACCATATAAATTTCCAGCACCATTACGATAAGTCGCAATCATTAAATTTAATATTGCATCATAGTCAGATTTTTCTGGCTCCTTTAGTGCTTTATTGGCATGTTCATAAATTCCAGTTATAACATCTCTATTATCTTTCATTCCAGCAGAATGTAAAGCATTTAAAGCTGAATATCTTAAAACATAAATTGCAGCTTTTACTTCATTTTCGGTGTTTCCATTAATTTCATCAAAGGTTTTGGTTAAAATATCAGGTAATTTTTCATCTTCAAATAAATATTTGTGTGAGGAAAAATAACTTTTCGCTGATTCCCATGTACTTTTATAAATTTGAAATGCGTTTCCAATTTTCCCTTTATCTAATCCCAGTGTTGATTCAGTAGCTGATAAATTTAACAATAACAATGGGTCAACATCTTCTTCATCAGCTATTTTTAAAACATTTAGTATAAATTGTTCTTGCTTTTGGCGCTCTTCTGTACCAGGTTTAGCTAACTTTGACACATCAGGATTAATTTCTTTGAAATGTTGGTCTATTAAGTCTAAATATGTTGGTAATAATTCTAAATATATTTCTTCATTTAAAGTAACAATTTGCTCTGGAGATAATTGCATATTTATACCTCCTTTACTTTTGTTGTGGAACATACGGAGACTTCATCAAATCTGCGCCATAAGTTTTTATAACTTCAGTTATAATTTTTCGTGCTTCTGCATCTGTAAAGCCTTTTTGTGTAACTAAATAAATCTGAAGTTTTGCAGGGTCTGCTCCAGCTTTCAATTTTTCTACAATGAAGTTTCTAGTCTCATCATAAGCCATACTTTTGGCATCAATAGTTGTTAAACCAGCTGTTTCTAATTCTCTAATCACATCAGGCAATGTATAATTTGTTATGTTAGAATATAACTTATCATTAGGTGAAATATAAGCATTTGTTGTAATTTCTTCTTCCTTACCAAAAAGCTTATTAAAAGCCTTTTTCCAAAATGGTTCAGTGCTCTTCTTATCTTCTTCAAAACTCTTTAACATCTCTTCATATGTTGCACCCATACTCATTGTCTTTTGTCCAAGTTCACCTGAAGACGTATATTGTTGTGCGTATTCCTCTAATGGTGTCAATACTTGGTCTCTGAATAATATGTGAATATCAGGTCTAGTTAAATCATTTATTTCATAAAATTGTGTTGCAAGTTCATTTGCTTTCTCATATAAAACAGCTTCAAGTTCACTATTCCATATTACGGCATAAATTGACCCAGCATACATTTGTATTGTTTTTTCAATCATCTTATCAAAATTTCTAGTTTTAAACGTTTTTACATCATCTATCATAGAATAAACAGTCCCTAATAACTTGTCAGCATCAGTAGCTTCAAGTTCATTGGAAGCATACATTTCTATAATTTCTTCAGGTTTAATGAATTCATTCTTAGCTAATCTGTTTTTTAAGTTTAAATAGTTTTCCTTTCGTTGCATTGCTTTCATTGCTTCTTCTTCCATAAGTTTTTGTTTCTCATAATCTTCTAATGTCTTAGCTTCCGCTTCTCTTTGTGAAAGCATTATACCAGTAATTTTATCAATTTCAGCAGGACTAAAGTTTTGGGTATTTAAAGCTTGTATCCATTCATTCTCTGTTATTCCATATACTTCATAAGCTGCAATAGTTTTTGCATTTAACCATTGTTGAACTTGTTTATTTTCCAATTCTTTTGCATCATTTAATTTCTTCATATAATTTTGGTAATCCTTCAAAGATAAATTATTACTAAGCAACTCTTGTGTAACCATTTCTTCCGTTAATTTGCCTTTATAGAACGCATTGTCTAATTCAACCAATGTTCTTTCATTACTTACTTGAGAATATGTGTGTTCGTTATACAATATTTCATTAGCCATATTTACTATATTAGCAAATCTACTATCACTTAATTTATATAAATATTCATTGTTAAGTACTTCCTCTCTAAAATACTTTTCAAATCTTACTTTGCTAGTTGGGTCAAATTTTGAAACATTTAAAAAATCAGAAATATCATAATACCATTGTTTGTACAATAAATCAACAGTTTCGTTGTCCATTGCTTCTTTTGCTTTAGATTGCTGTTCAATCTTTGATTGTTTAACTTTCATTGCTTCAGTTCTATATTGATTAATTGTGTTTGAAAATACTGTTTGATTAAGTTTAATACCATTCTCATCTGGAATATCTGTAAAATTCAACAATTCAGGCATACCATATGCTACTGCAAGTTCACCAATACGGTTAATATATATTTGAGATACATCAAGTCTGGTTAAATTCATTGCTTTTGCTTCTTTTTGTACTTCTGATAAACCAAATCTTAAGAATTCATTAAATTCATTAGTAATCTCTAATGTATCAAAAGCAAAACTACTATCAAATAAGTTTATATTTGGAACATTTAAAAACTTTTGTAAACCAGCCTGAATATAAGCATCAGCTTTATTTTGAACACCAGCCACTGATGTTGCAACTATATCATCATTTATTTGTTGCACCTTTTGTTGTGTCCAATCATTTATTAGTGATTGTTGAATATCCAACGCATGTGGAAGAAATGTTTCTAAATAATAATCATTGGAAGGTCTAGCTAGCATCCATTCATTCAAAAATTCATTTAATCCCTTTTGTACTTCTTCAGGACTTTCCCATTGCATCTTATTTTGCTGATAATATTCTTGCATAGAACTATTGAAGATTGAATAATCCAACTCTGCAGTGTATTGATAATATCCTTGCATCATTGATTTTGAAGCTTTCTCATCCAGCTGTCCTCCAGAAGCAGCTGTCATCCATCCTTCTATTTGTTGCACACGCTTATTCTCTTCTTGTATTTTATTCAATAATGGTGTAATTGTAGCTGTTGTTTTTACCAAAGAAGACCATATCTCAGCCTTCTGTGCAATCTCACTGGATGTTTGCTGCACACCATAAACACCACTAGCATCTACAGGCATACTTAACGGTTGGGCGAATACCTTCATGCTAGGTGTCGTGGCTTTATAAAAACTTTCTTCTTTAGGAAGTTCTAGCGTTTCTAAACGTTCTGTTGTAGTCAATGCTGCCATATATTTATCCCCCTTTCAACAATAATGGAGACAGCAAGTCTCCAAGTTTACTCCAGTCTAATGAAGCAATATTTGCTACCAATCCTAGTGTGGCTTCTAAAGCATCTAATCCTGGCTTACGCTTTTGTGACTCATACTGTGAATATTGGGACATTGTTTCCCTTTGCATCAGTTGTTGCTGATATTGTGTCTGAGCAAGATAGTTAGCTAAATTAGACTGAATAATACCTACGTCTTGAGCTACCGCTTGCTGAAGATTACCTTGAACAGCTGATAAAGTGCCTCCACCAGCACCTAATCCCATAGCTAACTGTCTAGCTATAGTTGCTTGCTGAGTTTGATAACCTTGCATTTTCCGTTGCACAATATCTTGATTAGCACTGGCTAACATTTGTTTTCTTTGTTCAGATAACATTCCTATTTGTATCTTTAGATTATCCCATAGTTCCTGCTGCATCCTAGCTAATTCTTCATTATATCGTTTGCTTGCTCTATACGTAGCAAAAGGATTAGCCATATCAATTATACCTCCCTTCAAACTTATTAGTATTTACCATATCTACGATTCCATACACGAAACTCAGCGCCAAATCCCATCAAATTCAAAGGATTAGCTAATAAATTAACTTCATTTTCAAAATTAGGATTACCTTCAATTACTGAAGCTGCTTCTATAATTATTTCAGCTCCTCTAGCATATTTTCTAATAGGTATTGAAGCATATATAGCATTATTAATCGTTCCAAGTACTTCGGAAATAACACCATCCTGTCCATAATAGACATATCCAGTGAATTCTTTATCAAAGATTAGGTGGACAAAGTCCAACCTTGCCCTCAAATATGGTGGAATATCTTTAGTAAAAATTGGCAATGATATTTTAGCTCTAATATCTTTTAAAGTTTTTTCACCAGTATATGAAGTGTAAATTTCATCATATAAAGTATTTGCAACATCTTGCTCAAGTGGGATTTTATAAAATAGAAGAACATATTGTGCATCACTAGGACCTTGAAGACCAGTTGGCTCTGCCTTTATTGTCAAAACATCACCAACAGAATTAATATGCCACAATCCTAAATCAGTTGGAAATTTCCACCGTGTCCAACCCTCTTGAATTACCTCAAGGTTGTTTGTAAATCTATGAAATACCATTGCTGAAGTAAAGTTGTTATTAGGCTCAGAATAAGTTAAAATTACTTTGTCATTAATAGCCACAATTTGATTTACTTTTGTTGGCATAAGGTCACTAATCATCCAACTTTTATTTTCAGCTTTGTTTGTATATGTATTTGGCTGAACAAAGAACGAATACAACATGTGTCTTTCAAAACCCTGAGACACTGTTGTTTTATTACCAAAGAAAATTTCATTCCCTAATGTTTCTGGTGTTGTATCTGAAATTTGATAGTCTGTTAAATTTTGAATAAGCATTGTAAAAGGCGAGATATAACCTTCAAAATGTAATAAAAATTGCTGTTGCGTACCAAATATATAAAATTCCTTATTTAGGAAAATTAAGTGTTTTAAAGTACCTTTTGTTACACTAAATTTTGCATCAATAAAACTTGTGTCAACCAACATTTGACCCGAACTCAAGAAAAATTTGTCACGTGTTCCAACTTCTGATATACTTATAGCCTCATCACTAAGAATAAATAATCGGTCTTGAATAATTTTTATATCTTGTATGTGTTTATTTGCAAATGATGGTAATGAAGCAGTTGCTGTATTTTTATAATTAACTGCTCCAGTTTTAAACAAAGGTGGTCTATCTAACTTTAAATTATCTATGTCAATATAACAAGGCAAAGAAGCTTCTTGAAATTCTAAGACAGCATTAGAAAATTTAGTACTTGCTATATCATCCAATATAAGGTTTATTTCTTTCTCAGGTTGTTGAAAAGTTATTATAAATGAATAAGTATTTGGCATATTAATTGTTAAAACACCTGAAGATTTTGAAATTGTCATTGATAAGTTTTGAAATATTGAATTGTATTTATCATAAAACATATCAATCAGTTGTGTGTCTGAATATAATGAATAACCGTAATTATCTAAATATTCATCGGAAGAATACAATATTTCATTGGCTATTTTAATTGTAATATTTACTTTTGGAGCAGCATGATATGAAGTTGAATCTGTGGCACTAATATAATTAATTATAACTTCATTTTTGATTACATTGTTTGTAGCTAAATAATCTTGATTGTTAATATTATGCCACTTTTCATCTTTAAGTATAAATGTTGATAAATTTTCTACTAATAAATGTCCACTATACCATACAGACCATCCATACCATCTGCTATCTGAACCTCCAAAAAAATCTCTATCATCATAATAAAAATCTGTAACATAAAAACTACTTGTTAATTCAAAAGTTGTTTCATATAAATCTTTTCCAAGTTTAACGTTTGCCTTTTTAACACTACCTATTGAAACACTTTTCCCACCTCTGTTTATCTTTATATCCCCACCCTTTCCTGGAGTTATAGTTAATGTTGTATATACATTTGGGTCACCAACAAATTTACCTTTTAACTTACATATATCCCAGTAAGTGCCACCAATTCCTGATGTATCAAATTCATCACCATGTTTAAACTTGAATAAATATGTCGTAGAAGGTTGTATTATCCCACTTACTATCCAAGGATTATCGGGCGTTTGTTTTTCTAATATTATAAACTGTGTAACTCCTGAACCACCAGTAATTTCAATATTATCACCATTAATGCTAACTGTATATCCAGGATAGCTGGATAGTATTTGATTAATTTCATTTTTCATTGCAGTCATTAACTCTGATTTTGCATTAGTAGGTGTTAATGTATAATTGCTTCTTATTAATATATATTCATCGCCAACTTTTAAATAAATCATTGGTAAATCCCCACTCATATTTTTTCCAAAATTAATCTTATGTTTAAAAGATATAACTTCAGATTCACTGAGTCGTAATGTTGAAGTTACAGTTTGTGTTGTATTGACAATCCAAATTTTTCCAGCTTCAAAAGTTAATTTAATCTTATTAGCATCATTTAAAATTTCGTTTGTTGTAGTATCAATAAAGTAAGAATAATAATTTTTGTTTACATTTTTATTTATAGATAACTTAATTTTTATTGACTTTTTGTTAATGTCTATTAAGGCAATATACAAAATTGAGGGTTGTGCAACATTTGTATTAGCACCAAGGATAAATAAATAATCATCCTTGTTGGCACTCAATGATTTCACCAAACGAATGTTTTTTATATCACTGTCTAATCTAAATATTCCATCAGTAAATATACCTGGTCTTGTTTGAATTCCTAATGTTGGGTGTAATATAACATTTTCAGCATCAGTAAGTACACCTGGCTCTAATAGTTCTGGCTCACCACTTATTAATCCTTTGTTGGGAATAATCATATCAGTCTTCAATACGCTCATCTATATCTCCTCCCCCAATATTGGAGTGTGTCATTTTCTAATATATTTGCATTTTCAATATCTACAGCATATAGTGTCTTTAGTTTCTGAAACAACAATAATTCATCCGCAGTTGGTCTTGCCCAAGCTAGTGGTGAATTGATTTGACTATTAATAGTGTTATAATAGTTGTACATTCTTGACGCCTTCATATCAATGTACAACTTAAATAACTCAGGCAGTTCATCGTATGCAACTTTATGTACAACTTGAACTACAGTTTCTTCTGGAATCTCAGCATATGTTTTATGGTCTATAATCTTGTTATCTTTATCTACATATACTTTTAATTGCGGATACAATGCAGTAGCCTTTAATAATACTAAATTTGCTGCTTTAATTTCTCTATACGGCTGTTCTTTAATATTAAAACTCCAGCCTTCTAATAATACCTCTGTCAATATATCTTTTTTTAGTTGTTCTAACGACTTACCACCACGAGTAACCCTATTGTGCATCTCTAACATCTTAGAATACAACTCTTGTTCTTCTGGTGAAGGATTCAATATTAGTTCCATTTGATTGTTCTGATACGCCCTATATAATCGCTTAGCTCTGGCTACAGCATACTGTTCAACTATTTCAGGCAATGTATCTGGTATTCTAGTTATTAAATTGCCATTAGCATCGGTTGATGTGTTATACCACCAACCAGCCTCATTTAACAATTGTTGTCTAATTGCTGTTAATACATCATCATAGGTTGTTTGCTGTAATTCGGATGTTAAGTTTTGTCTATAAAGTTCTTGTAACAATTGTGTTTCATCATTAGGCTGCTGGGCAAAGTTTGGGTCTAGTTCGGTATACAGTGCATATAATCTTCTAGACTTTAAGTTTGCATACTCAACCACAGTAGCATTAGTTTCGTTGATATTAGGAAACATAGCTAACACACTGTTTAAAATTTCATTATAAAGGTTTTCTAAAGTTATATTGAACTTTTCACGCTTAGACTTTAACAGTATTGCCTGATATGCTTGAAGTTCTTCTGGAGGCATATTTATCAGTAATTCCATATTACCAGTTTCATAAGAATAATTAATCCTATTAGCTTTCATTCGAGCATAATGAACTATTGAAGGGTCATTGGCAGGAACTTTTGTTAAAGAAGCTACTGCTTCTGCTATATCACTTTCATTTACTTTTGTTGGCTTATTTAATTCCATCAATATTCTTTTATATAAATCTTCTTCTTCTTTAGTAGCATTAATAAAAGGTGTAGGGTCTATAGAATTATATAAGCTATATAATCTTTTAGCTTTTAAGTTTGCATAATGTTTTATTAACCCATTGGTTTCAATACTATAACTTAAATATTGTGTAAGCCCTTCGGAATTTAAAGACTGTATAATGCTATCCCTAAATTGTTCCAAAGTTTCACTCTCAAGCCAGTAACTATGATTCTTTAGCCATAGCTGCTGATATGCTTGAGTTTCTTCAGGCGTTGGCGTATTTACAAGATTAGCATCACCACCAGTACGCTGGAAAGCATTAAATAACCTTCGTGCCTTTAATTTAGCATATGCTTTAACCTCTTCAGGCAATACTATAACTTCTTTTAGCTTCTTTTGCCCAAATTCATCCAGCTCAGTGTTAAAATACCAGCCTATTTCATTCTTTAGCTGGTCTTCTATTTCCTGTGTTAGTGCTTCTAGGTCATCAAAATGACTAACTTTGTTTAGTTGACGTGCCTTTAAGCGTGTATAAAGGTTAATTTCATCCTGTGAAGGATTAATATAAGCTTCCCTATTGACTTCTTCGGTTACCAACATGTACATCCGCTTAGCTTTAATGTCAGCATATGACGCTGCAAGAGCATCACTGAATCTTGCTTCATCGTATGTAAGCGCTGAAGTAATCCCTTCAGCCCTTAATTCGTTAATATAAGAGTCTCTTAACTCCTCAACAGGTAGTGAACGCAGAAAATGTCGCCTATTTTGCTTAACCATTTGGGCATATATTTCCTTTTCTTCAGGCGTTGGGTTTAACATTAACTCTACATTAGCTGTATTATAAGCCTGAAATAGCCTTTGAGCCTTAATTTTAGCATAACTGTCGGCAATTGGTGGCAGATTTAAGGGTATATTGGTCTGAAAGTCTTCTCCAGTCTCTGTAGTATTCCACCACCAGCCCTCCTCATTCAATAACTGGCTAGCTACGTTCTTATAAATGCGTTCAAAGTCAATCAATTCAGCACTAAGCATAACTTCAGTGCCTCTAGCTTGCTGTAAAGCCATAAGATACATCTTACTAAGGTCTTCACTAAATAAGTTTTCACCAGTATAGCCTAAAGAAAATTCATAACTTGTCCTAGCTACTATAACTTGCTGTATGTGAACTGGAATAGCAGCAAAGTTAGCATTAAAAAGGTCTTCTTCAGTAGTGTAATCATCAACATCAACTACATAAGTATCTATTGCCTCCGTTCCATCTTCAAGATAGTGTGTATTAAAACGCCATCCCATTCCTAATACATCAAGAGTTATCATATCTAATAGCTGCTGTGCCATCTGATAAACTTCATCATTTGGGGATACAGTAATAGGATTTTCTCCAACTACCAATAGAACACGTTTTACAGCTTCTTCACGGGTCATAATATAGCCTCCTTTCAGATTATGTCTTTCCCTAAACATTCCTTACTAAAATATCAACGCTATGGTGCCTAGCATAACCTACAATCGATTTTACTCTATCAACTAAGGTAATTTGTCATGGAGGGATATTGAAAAGCTCCTAGGGGCTCCTACGCTTAGGTGGGATTGGAAGAACGATAAATAGAGGAAAGTTATAAAGAATGTTTAAGGAAAGAACCCTTCGATAGTTCTATGACTACCGAAGGGCTGAAAATTAAAACTAGCTAGGTAATACCAATGAACCACCCTTACCCATTATTGCTATCGCACATTCTGGGCGGAAGGAGTCAAATCCTGCAGCAAGGTCAGCAGTGATATAGGTGGCTTTCTCTTTGATATCATAGTCTTCTTCAACGTAAATATCTTTCAAGTTTACCATAGCAGCAGCATCACGGGTAAATGCAACGGCTAATAAGCCACCACCTTTAACTGTAACTTTGTGGTTTATCCCACCGTCACCAGACCAATCTTCCCCAATGGTTGCTGTTTTATATACAGGTCCTGTGGCTGTGTAAAGTTCACCTAAATCGTTATCATCACCTTCACCTTCATAGAATACATTGGACTCAACAATGTTAAAACCAAACAATCGTGGCAATTCACCTTCAGCTATAGAACCAGAACCCTTGTAGTCTGCAGAAATTAGGTCAAGATAGTTAAATAACTTCTCATACATTGAAGGTGATATTGCAAGATATAACTCCTGGTCGTATACATTCATCTTTCTAAATGTTGTCCTAGCTTTTCTCACGGCTTCAAAGAACAATATAACTTCATCTTGGGAATCTATGTCTGATACCTTTACAATACTTGAAGTATCAGGCATGTTTATAACTTTGCCACTTAATGTTTTTTCAGTGCCATCAGGATTCTTTACCAGCGCTTTGTTGGTTGCTGCAGCTTTCAATACGGACGCAAATAAATTCCTATCCACTGCTTCAGCCAATTGAACTCCCAAAGCTTGAGCATGTTCATTCCTTACATCCCAATGTGCTAGCCAATCATCAAGCTTGAATATCCAGTCACTAGCTACAACTAAGCCATCAATGTTGATGATTTTGCGTGCATGGGGCACTCCTTTTTTGTCCAAAGTGTCCCCTGGTCTAAATAAGACACCTTTTGCTGCCTTACCAGAAACCTCGAACACTGCAGACTTATTACCTTCAGGAATGTCTCTAGTTCTTAATAGTGGTCTAAAGATGTTCTTTTTATAGAAATAAGATAGTACTTCTAAGGTAAAAAGGTCCTTAAGGTTATCTCTATTAGTTGGTGCTTGACCTAAAGTTTGTTTATCAGGTGATATAGGTCTAAATAACTCTGCCATACTTTATTCCCCCTTTTTAATTTTATGGTTTACTTTTGCTATATACACGGTGCCTTCAGTTAGCCTCACATTGCCTCAGCAATGCTTAGCAGTAACCTAATTACACAGTATATATAGCTTTATTAAGTCCTATTTAAGCTTTCTTATCCTTTTCTTTACCTTTATTACCAGCATATTTAGCACCTAGATAGCCTCTGTATGCTCTCTCTGCTGCTTCTTTAGAGGGGTACATACATTTGCCACTGCCTATCCTCCACTTACCATTTGGACACCTTGTCACTGGCATAAGTCTCACCAACCTTTCTTTAGGGTACTTTTGGTACACTTCGGTACATTTAGGGTATATAATGGGACATGTTTTGGTATCGCAAATTTACAAGCTACTATGCGCCCTTCGGCGCCCCCCCTTTCCCCCCCTAGCACCCCAAACACACCCAACACATCCAACACAGCAATTCATCGGGAGTCTAAAGGAGGCATAAGGTAGCATAAGGAAGCCTAAGGAAAGCATAAGCAGACTAAAAGAAGCAT